GGGGCGCTATCGTCATTGTGATGACCCGCTGGCACATGCGGGATTTGACCGGCAAGATTATTAAGTCTTCTGCTCAACGGGCGGGTTCCGATGAGTGGGAGGTCATAGAGTTTCCGGCCCTCATGCCGTCAGGGAAGCCCCTGTGGCCTGAGTTCTGGAGCCTAACGGAGCTTGAGGCTCTGCGGAGTGAACTGCCCTCCCCCAAGTGGAACGCGCAGTACCAGCAAAACCCAACGTCCGAAGAGGGCGCATTAATCAAGCGGGAATGGTGGAAGGTCTGGGAAAAAGACCGGCCCCCTCCGTGCGAGTTCGTGATCCAGTCATGGGACACGGCGTTTTTAAAAACCCAACGGGCGGACTATTCCGCCTGCACGACATGGGGTGTGTTCTACCATCCAGATGACGATGGCATATCGCAACCCAACATCATCCTGCTGGATGCTTACAAAGAACGTCTGGAGTTTCCTGAGCTAAAGAAAACGGCTTATGAAATGTGGCAAGAGATGCAACCAGACGCATTTATAGTCGAAGGTAAAGCGGCGGGTATGCCGCTTATCTTTGAGCTACGGGCGATGGGGATTCCGGTTTCGGAATACACCCCGTCGCGTGGCAACGACAAGATAGCAAGGGTGAACGCTGTTGCTGACTTGTTTGCCTCTGGCAACGTATGGGCGCCAGAGACACGATTCGCTGAAGAAGTCATCGAGGAATTTGCCGCGTTCCCTGCTGGGGAGCACGACGACCTTGTGGACTCTTCAACGCAAGCACTTCTCCGATTTAGGCAGGGCGGCTTTGTATCGCTCCGTACTGACGAGGAAGATGACTTTGACCCCCACGGGAGGGTGGCAAACTATTACTGATCTCAATCGCTGGCACGGCTTTGTTGACAATCTAGAGCGCAAACTGCGCCCGATGTTCAGGCGGTACTCCAAGCTAGGAGGCCCAGCCTACTTCGACAACAAAGACTTTCCGATTGCCCACAAGCTGGAAGAAAGCTACTTCGTAATACGCGGAGAGTTCGATCAGGTAAGACAGCGGTTGCAAGAGTTTCCGTTATTTCAGGATATAAGTCCCGAGCAGACTTATATATCGGATGACGACAAGTGGAGGATGTTCTTTCTCAAGGCGAACAATGTACGCTTTGAGAGGAACTGCGAGTTGTTTCCGAAGACGATGGCGGTTGTCGATAGCGACAAAAACATCGTTTCGGCCTATTTCTCCATCCTCGACTCAAACAAAATGCTTGTACCCCATGAGGGGCCGTGGTCTGGGGTGCTGAGAATGCACCTTGGTGTGGACATACCCACAGATGGACAGGGATGTGTACTGTCTGTGATGGGCAAGGAGTATCGCTGGAAGACTGGCAAGGTCGTTATATTCGACGATACCTACGAGCATTTTGCGATCAACCTGACGGACAACATCAGGGTGGTCTTGTTTATGGATTATCTTAGGCCACTCCCGTTGCCTCTGCATTGGTTGAACAAGTTTTGCGTGTATATAGGGCGATTCTTGCCGTACTACAAAGTACCGATCCAGCGGCATAAGGCGTGGGAACGGAGGTTTTACGGCGAAGATGGCATTCCTGCAAAGCAACATTCCGCACTTTAAGTGCTGGGTAAGACGCGAATACACACACAACCACAGCAAATATCATGGCGAGTTCCTACACGCTATGGCGGTTGCAGTAACAACGATGCCCTGTCGGTGTCTCAGCTTCCAGATCATATTCACTGGCGCTGAAACCTATGACAACGACGAGCCAAACATCCACGGAGGCGCGATGTGGGCAAGGATGCCCATCACTGCCTTGGTCGGAGACACACCCTTTGTGGAGTGGCCCGAGCCGATGCCGGTTTACGCGGCCCAGCCGTGGGACTGCTCGTCCAGAGAGCACAGCGTTTATGTCCTTGAAAGGGCAACGCCGTGTCCTTGGATTGCCAAGATAGACGGGGAGTTCTACCCTGCTAAGTATATGTTTACGGTGGACTACACAGACAACGAGATCGCTGATGACCCTGCTCAACACAAGCAGAGCCATGTGATGGAACTTCTGGATGCAGGCCCGTGGACAGGCAATATTGTGGCGCTACCGAATAATCGTGTGCGGGTGACACACCCAGCATGGTGGGAGACGGGAGAGGGCGCACCGGATTTTAGACCGTCACAGCACATTCACTACTCCAAGTCGGACTTGGACTACACGCTGGACGTGAACAGAGTATTCGATAACTTATACGCAGGTGAGGACGATGAAGAAACCTAAAGGCTATATGCGCGGCGGCATGATGCGGAAGACCCCCAAAGGCATGGCGTCAGGCGGCAAGCTCAAGATGGTTACCAACGACAAGGGCGAAGAGGTGCCACATTTTGCCGCAGACGGCAAAGGTAAGATGGCAGGCGGCGGAAAGACAAGGGTAGCCAACAAGATGATGCCCAAAGGCTACTTCAAGGGCGGCAAGACAATGAGTGAGGGCGACTCCATTGGTGGCAGTCTTGGAAAGAAAGGCGAAAAAGAAAAGCTGGAGAAGCTCTTGCAAGGCTCGGAAAGGAGTTCCGGCTATCGCACTGGCCCTCTGAAGAAAGAGGACATCACCACCACGCGAGAAAAGCCTATCCTCAAGAAAAGCGACATCACCAAGACGAAAAAGCCAGCGAGTAAAAAAGACTAAATGGCTATTGACCGCGTAGCAACGCCCTTCAGCCCTCAAGGGGCTGGTCAGGAGCTAGAAATTGTGATCGAAAACCCTGAGTCTGTCAGCGTGATGGACGAAGAGGGGGGCATGATTATTGATTTCGACCCGAATATGCCTGCCCTTATGGGTATTGAGCATGGCTCTAACCTTGCGGAGTACATGGACGAGCGGGACTTGGACGGTCTTGCGAGTGAGCTTGTCGGGCAGTTTGACGCCGATCGGATGAGCCGTGCGGACTGGGAAGATTCCTATGTCCGTGGTCTTGACTTGTTAGGACTAAAGTTTGAGGACAGGTCTACACCGTGGGAGGGCGCTTGTGGCGTGTTCCACCCGATGCTGTCTGAGGCGGTTATCCGCTTTCAAGCCCAGACCATACAGGAGATATATCCTGCTAGTGGGCCTGTAAAGACCACTATCGTCGGCAAGATAGACGACGAAAAGACCAAGCAGGCGCACAGAGTACAGAACTACCTCAACTACCTGATTACTCAGCGCATGACTGAGTACAGGACAGAGACAGAGAAACTGCTGTTTTCTCTGCCAATCGCTGGATCAGCATTCCGCAAAGTCTACTTTGACCCAAGTATGGGCAGACCCTGCGCCATGTTTGTGCCAGCAGAGGATTTTGTGGTCAGCTATGGTGCGTCTGACCTCTCGACGTGCGAGCGTGCAACGCATGTAATGAAGAAAACGTCCAACGAGATCAGGAAGTTGCAGGTTGCTGGGTTCTATTCGGACATCGACCTGCCAGCACCGTCCCCGGATATCTCAGAGATACAGCAGAAATATGATCGGCTGACAGGGGATTCCGACAACTACGAGTTCGACAATCGGCACACCCTACTGGAGATGCATGTCGATATCGACCTGATCGGATTTGAAGATACGGAGCAGGGCAAACCCACGGGTATTGCGTTGCCTTACGTCGTTACCATTGACAAGTCATCAAGAACGATTCTGTCGATACGACGCAACTGGTACGAAGACGATCCCAAGAAGATGAAGCGGGATCACTACGTCCACTACCAGTATCTGCCGGGGCTGGGTTTTTACGGTTTCGGCCTAGTACACATGATCGGTGGTCTATCCAAGTCGGCAACATCCCTGCTCCGACAGTTGGTGGACGCCGGAACACTTGCCAACCTACCGGGAGGATTGAAATCTCGGGGACTCAGAATTAAGGGCGACGATACCCCGATCATGCCCGGAGAGTTCCGAGACGTAGACGTTCCGGGTGGTGCAATCCGCGACAACATCACGTTCTTGCCTTACAAGGAACCCAGCAACGTCTTATACCAGTTGCTCGGGGACATCGTGCAGGAAGGGCGTCGATTCGCATCAGCGGCGGATGTAAAAGCCTCAGATATCAATGGCGAAGCGCCGGTTGGCACCACGCTTGCAATTTTAGAGCGAGAGATGAAGGTGATGAGCGCGGTTCAAGCCCGTGTTCACGCCGCAGTCTCCAAAGAATTGAAGATATTGTCAGAGCTTGTCAGGGATTACGGCCCAGAGGTCTACCCCTACGAAGAGGAGAACGGGCAGACTGTCCCGACAGACTTTGACAATCGGGTGGACATCATCCCCGTCAGCGACCCGAATGCGGGCACGATGGCGCAAAGGATCATGCAATATCAGGCGGCATTGCAGTTGGCGGCTCAGGCACCCCAGATGTATGACATGCCACTGCTTCACCGCCAGATGTTAGACGTTCTGGGTATTCAGGACGCAGATAAGATTGTTCCAACAGAGAACGACATCAAGCCGACAGACCCTGTCACAGAAAACATGAACATTATTACGGGCGAGCCGGTCAAGGCGTTTATATATCAGGATCACGAGGCGCACATCCAAGTTCACATGGCGGCGTTGCAGAACCCTGAAATTCAACAGATGGTTGCCAGAGCGCCTAACAAGAAGGCGCTTGAATCGGCAATGTCTGCTCACATAGCAGAGCACGTTGCCTTTGCCTACAGGGCCAAGATCGAGAAGGAGCTTGGCGTAGAGCTTCCCGGCCCAGACGAGAAACTGCCTGAAGATATTGAACTGCGTATCTCCAGACTGGCGGCACCTGCCGCAGAACAAGTTACCGGCAAGGCCCAGATGATGGCTCAAGCCGAGCAAAACGCCAAACAGTCGCAAGACCCGATTGTTCAGATGCAACAACGCGAGTTGGCGCTCAAAGAGCAACAGGCTATGGCTAAGGCGCAAACCGACATGGCAAAAGTTCAGGTCGATGCACAGAAGGCTGAAGCCAAAACCATGCTTGATTTAGAAAAACTAGATCAGCAGGAACGCCTAGAAAGCGCAAAGATCGCCGCCAAGGTGGCGATGCAAGAATCCAAGGATGAAAGCCAGCAAGAGATTGAGGGCTTCAGGGCTGGATTTAACTTAATCAAGGACACCTTAGATGAGCAAAAAGGCAACGAATAACGTCCTGAAAGCCATACAGGATGACCTGAGAACCCAGATGAATGAGGTTTCAGATCACATGGCGATTGGCGGCTGTAAAGACATGGATGAGTATTCCCGTAACGTGGGGATTATCCAAGGGCTGGCTTTTGCCGAAAGGACGCTGTTAGACCTAGATGAGAGGCTAGAGCGCGAGTAATTCGTTACATACGGTAACGCATGGTGACACCAGACACCTATCTCTGGTGCAGGAACGGACTATGACTGAAGAAGACACACAGGTTGCCAAGCAACTACCCGAACCCAAAGGCTACAAATTACTTATCGCTCTCCCTGAACCGGACGAAATGACGGAGGGAGGCATCCTCAAAGCAAGAGAAACCATGCAAATGGAGGAGATTGGCTCTGTTTGCGGGTTTGTGATGAAGATGGGCGCTGACGCTTACGGAGACAAAAATCGTTTCCCAAGCGGCCCGTGGTGCGAGGAAGGTGATTGGGTGCTGATGCGCTCATACAGCGGAACGCGATTCAAGGTTCATGGTAAGGAGTTTCGCCTTATCAATGACGACAGCGTTGAAGCAGTAGTTGAAGACCCAAGGGGGATTGTGAAGGTATGAGCGAAGAGCAGATGGAAGAGCAGACTATGTCCTCTGAGGACAAGTTTTTCGGTGTCAAGACGACAATCGGTGGCGAAAAGGCCGATGTCGATGTTGAGGTTGTAGATGACCGACCCCCAGAGGACAGGCGTCCTCCGGCAAAAGAGGCCAAGCAGGAGGATTCCGGTGACGACGAGGAGCTGGAGGGTTACTCCGAGAAGGTTAAAAAACGCATCAATAAGCTACGTTACCAACAGCATGAAGAGCGTCGGCAACGTGAAGCCGCTGAAAAGATGCGCGAAGAAGCTGTCCGAGTGGCGCAGAAGTATGCGGATGAGAACAGGAAGTATCATGCGATCATCCAAGAAGGCGAGCAGTATCTGGTTCATCAGATTCGAGAGCGAGCTAATCTGGCTCTGGAGCAAGCTAAAGCTCAGTATCGCCAAGCATACGAAGAAGGAAACACGGATAAGGTTGTCGAAGCCCAAGAAGCTATGATGAGGGCGCAGTCTGAGTTTCAGTCTGCTGACTACCAGATGAACCAGATGAATGCTCAGCGGCAAAGACAGCCGCAACAGCAGTATCAGCCCTATCAAGAGCCACAGCCACGGCCACAGCCAAAGGCTCAAGAGCCGCCACAGCCAACTGAAAAGGCGGCTAAGTGGGCGCAGGACAACCCGTGGTTTGGTCAGGAAAAGGACATGACCGCTCTGGCGTATGGCGTCCATGAGCGGCTTGTCAGGGATGAGGGGTATGACCCCAACTCCGACGAATACTTTGAGGCTATAGATCGCACAATGCGTTCTAAGTTTCCAGAATACTTTGGTGATGATGCCTCGGAAGGGGCATTTACCACTAAAAGTCCCCCCGTGGTCACAGCGCCTTCCTCGCGGAATAACGGCGCGAAGCCACGCAAGGTGAAGCTGACTCGCACTCAGCTAAGTCTGGCCAAGAGGTTAGGACTAACACCCGAACAATATGCCAACCAGCTTGTTAAGGAGGCTCAGTAATGGCAGAACAGCGCACTAAAAGGGACGCAGAGTCCAGAGAAGTTGAGACAAGACCTAGCGATTCGTGGATTCCGGCCTCCGTATTGCCGAACCCTGCTCCGCAAGACGGATGGGTGTTCCGGTGGGTACGCACCAGCACTTTGGGCCATGCGGATAACACGAACGTCTCCCAGAAGTTTCGGGAGGGCTGGGTTCCTGTGAAGGCGGAAGATCATCCAGAGCTAGAGGTAATGTCCGACATAGACTCCCGATTCAAAGGGAACATCGAAATCGGCGGACTTCTTCTGTGCAAACAGCCAGAGGCTAACGCGCAGGCACGAGAAAACCATTTCCAGAATGTTGCCAACAGCCAGATGGAATCCGTAGATAACAACTTCTTAAAGCAAAACGATCCCCGAATGCCCGTTCTCAACCCTGAGCGGTCAACTCGGACTACCTTTGGTCGAAGTTGACTCCGGTTTACCGGAGAGCTTTGACCTTTCATCTAAGTATGGAGACTAAAGATGGCTACTACAGCTACTCCGATGGGTGCAGAACCCGTAGGCACTCTTAGTGCTTCTGGTTCTTTCACCGGAAAAGTCCGCCATATCAAGATTGCGAATGCTTATGACACGTCAATCTTTTATGGCGATTTCGTCAAGCTGGTTGCGGCTGGGACGGTAGAAAAGGCGGCAGTTACCACTGCAAAAGTCGCTGGCACTGTCGGCATTTTTGTCGGTTGCGCTTACACCGATCCCAACACCAACCAAAAAACATTCAGCCAGTACTTCCCTGCGGATACTGCGGCGGATGATATCGTGGCGTATGTCGCGGATGATCCCAAGCTCGTATTCCAGATGCAGGGCGACGGAAGTATTGCTCAGACTGGTCTGGGTAATAACGTCCAAGCTATCAGCACTGCTGGATCAACCTCTATCGGCAGGAGCAAGAACGCTCTTGACGCTAGTTCAATCGCAACAACCAACACGTTCCCGCTTCGTATTGTGGACTTCGTGGATGGGCCGACAAGCTCTGTAGGTGACTCGTTCACCGATTGCATCGTCACCTATCTTCCACTTAGCCACGCTTACGAGACGGCACTTGGCGTTTAAGGAGGTCTAGGTAATGGCTATTTCACGCGCACAAATGCTGAAAGAACTGCTCCCCGGCCTGAACGCCTTGTTCGGTCTGGAATACGAGCGGTACGATGACGAGCACACGATGATTTATGAAACTGAATCATCTGAGCGTTCGTTTGAAGAAGAAGTGAAGTTGTCCGGCTTTGGTGCCGCACCAGTTAAAGCTGAAGGCGCGGCCATCAGCTATGACTCGGCGCAAGAGTCGTTCACTGCTCGCTATAACCACGAAACCATCGCCCTTGGCTTCTCCATCACTGAAGAAGCTATGGAAGATAACCTGTATGACTCTTTGTCTGCTCGTTATACCAAGGCGCTGGCTCGGGCTATGGCTCACACCAAGCAGGTTAAGGCGGCTAACCCCCTTAACAATGGCTTCACCTCGTTCAACTCTGGTGACGGCGTAACGCTGTTCAGCACGGCTCACCCGCTGGTAAACGGTGGAACAAACTCCAACCGTCCTACCACTGCGGCTGATCTGAACGAAACCTCATTGGAAGATGCTGTGATTAACATCGCCGCATTCACCGATGAGCGTGGACTGCTGATCGCGGCTCGCCCCCGTCGTTTGATCGTTCCACCCGCACTCCAGTTTGTAGCAACTCGCTTGCTTGAGACTGAAGGTCGAGTTGGCACGGCTGACAACGACATCAACGCCCTTCGCAACAACGGTTCGATTCCAGAAGGCTACTCTGTCAATCACTTCCTGACAGACACCAACGCCTTCTTCATCATTACCGACGTACCGAATGGCATGAAGCACTTTGAGCGCACCGCGCTTGAAACTTCAATGGACGGAGACTTCGACACAGGAAACGTGCGCTACAAAGCTCGCGCTCGTTACTCGTTCGGCGTTTCAGATCCGCTGGGCATTTACGGCTCACCCGGAACGTCCTGATAGCACAGGGGGCTTCGGCCCCCTTTTCTTCCTGACTGATTGTTCCATGTGGAACATCAGACACTAGCCAAGACAGGAGACCAACATGGCTAACACTACTTTCAACGGCCCCGTTCGTTCAGAAAACGGCTTCAAGGACATCAGCAAGGCGTCTGGAACCGGGACTGTCACAGAGAACATCTCTATCAGCCACGACGGCACTAACAGCGTGGTTATCTTCAAAGACCTGCCAACAGCAGACCCAAGCGTTGCCGGACAGCTTTACAGCAATTCTGGCGTGCTCACCGTATCTGCCGGTTAATTTGTAGGGGGCTTTGCCCCCTTTTTGGAGGTCAATATGGCTGACACAGTTACAAGTCAGACAATCGAGGACGGCCCTCGCACTGCAATCCTAGCATTCACAAACGTCAGCGATGGAACCGGCGAGTCCGCCGTGACCAAAATCGACGTGTCCGCTCTTTCAAACAACCCCGTTGATGATGGTGCATGTACCAGCGTAAACATTGAGCGCGTTTGGTACTCAACCATTGGCATGGGCGTTGAGATTTTGTTTGACGCAACGGCTGACGTTTTGGCGTGGGAGCTTCCTGCTGACTATTCAGATTCACTGGACTTTTCTTCTTTTACAGGCATCCGCAACAATGCTGGCGCCGGTAAGACGGGCGATATTAAGTTCACAACTGTAGGCCACACGCTGGGCGACTCTTACACAATCGTCCTGCAGGTGAAAAAGAACTACGGCTAATGCGCCTCTACTACAAAAAAGGCGGCAAGACGGAGTCGAGGGTCAATGAAGCCGGGAACTATACCAAGCCATCCTTGCGTAAGCGCCTGTTCAATAAAATCAAGGCAGGCGGCAAGGGCGGTAAGCCCGGACAGTGGTCTGCTAGAAAAGCACAGATGCTCGCCAAAAAATACAAAGATGCGGGCGGAGGCTACAAAGACTGATGGCGCTCAAGAAGTCGCAAAAGTCCCTCAAAAAGTGGACGAAGCAGAAGTGGCGCACAAAGTCAGGGAAGCCGAGCACCCAAGGCTCGAAAGCAACGGGCGAAAGGTATTTGCCTGAGAAGGCGATAAAATCGCTCTCGTCAAAGGAATATGCCGCCACCACCCGCAAGAAGCGGGCGGACACCAAGAAGGGCAAGCAACATTCCAGCCAGCCAAAGAAGGTGGCGAAGAAGACAGCGAGGCACCGTAAGTAATGAGGCTCTATTACAAGAAAGGTGGCCGCGTTGATAAAGGCGCGATGGCCTGCAACAAGCCAAAGAGGACTCCCGGTCATTCCAAGAAGTCTCACATCGTAAAAGCGTGTGAGGGCGGCAAGGAAAAGATTATCCGTTTTGGACAGCAGGGTGTGAAGACGAACCAGACGGTTGGTCAGCGCAAAGCATTTAAGTCTCGCCACGCTAAGAATATCAAACGCGGCAAAATGTCTGCGGCGTATTGGGCTGACAAGGTCAAGTGGAGTCCAAGCAAGACCAAGTCAAAGTCCACCAAGTGGAAGAAGGGTAGCTAGATGACCATCAGCAGGGCGCAGGCCGCACAGCAGACAAGGAACGCTCCCGCCTCTCGGAAGGTGAAGAAGGTTATGAGGGAGTTTAAGGACGGCAAACTCAAGTCTGGCGGCTCTGGTAAAAAAGTTAAGGACAAGAAGCAGGCGATAGCCATTGCGCTGTCCGAGGCCGGTGTCAGCAAGAAAGCTGGCGGCGGCAGAATACCTCCGGCAAAGTGCAGAAACGGTATCGCTGTGAGGGGTAGGACTAGAGGAAGGATGGTCTGATGGCTACAAGCGGAACGACAAACTTCACGCTAGACCTTGCCGACATTTTTGAAGAGGCATTTGAGCGGGCAGGCTCCGAGCTACGAAGCGGTTATGACTATAAGACTGCCCGCAGGAGCTTGGATCTGCTCATGCTTGAGTGGCAGAACCGTGGTCTTAACTTGTGGACAGTAAGGGATGCAACCCAGACGCTGACCGCAGGCACGGCGTCGTATGACCTGACTTCGGAGAAGCAAGATATCATCGAGGGTCTGTTGCGTACCGACGCAGGCGACACCTCTAAGCAATCTGACCTGACCATGCAGAGAATCTCGGTGAGCCAGTACGCCCACCAGACGAACAAGCTGACGCAGGGCAGACCGCTACAGTATTACGTCGAGCGAAAGCCGACAGGGCTGACGATCCACTTCTGGCCGGTGCCGGACGCGACAACGACCTACACGTTCGCGTATTACTATTTGGATCGTATCGAGGACACAGGAAAGCCCGCATCCAACAATATGGATGTGCCAGCACGCTATCTGCCCTGCATGGTGGCTGGCTTGGCGTACCAGATTGCGAGCAAGAAGCCAGAGTCCATGAGCATTGCTCCAGCCTTGAAAGAGGTGTACGAAGAGCAGTGGAATCTGGCGGCGGATGCCTCTAGGGAGAAAGCATCGCTTTACATGGCTCCCGGTGGATATAACAATTTATGAGTAGCTACGCCAAAGGCTCCAAGGCGTTTGGGTTTTGTGATCGGACGGGATTCCGATACCCACTGCGCGACTTGGTTAGACAGATTGAGGATGGCCGCTGGAACGGTCTGCTGGTTGGCAGGGACGTTGTAGATCAGGATCAGCCACAGTTGAAACTGGGGGATGTCAATGCGAACGATCCACAGGCGCTTCGGTTTCCGAGACCTGACAACAGCCTTGATGAAAGTCGTGCGCTTTCTGCGTTCGATCCTGTCGGGGGAGGCAACACGGCGCTTGGAAGCCGAACTGTCGGCCTTGATATGGCGGGTGTTGTTGGGCGCGTAACGGTGGAGACATCCTGATGGCGTTTACGTTTACCTCTCTGAAGCAGGCAATACAAGATTATTGCGAGTCAAACGAGACCAGCTTCGTTGACAACCTGCCGACAATTATTCAGCAGGCAGAGGACAAGATCCTCAAGACAGTCCAGTTGCCTGACTTCAGAAAGAATGTGTCTGGCTCGGTAGCTAGCGGCAACCAGTATTTGGTTATGCCGTCAGACTTCCTGACACCTTACTCGCTGGCGATAGACAACTCGGGTTTTGAGTACCTGCTATTTAAGGACGTAAACTTCATACGTCAGGCATACCCACTGACAACCACGCAGGGGGCGCCCAAGTATTACGGCATATTCAGCCGCACCGCGTTTATTCTCGGCCCCACCCCAGATTCTGCATATGACGCAGAACTGCACTATTTCCACAAGCCTGAATCCATTACCACGTCCGCAGACGGAACAAGCTGGTTAGGCACTAACGCCGAGTCCACACTGCTTTACGGATGTCTTGTCGAGGCGTACACCTACCTCAAGGGCGACCCAGACTTAATGCAGACATACACCCAGAGATATCTGGAGGCGTTGGGCAAGCTGGAGCAGTTGGGCGAAGGCTATAGCACGACAGATAGCTACAGGTCAGGAGAGGTGAGGAAGGCTAGAGGATGATTGGTGTTAGCGGTGGTTTTGAGGTGGGTAGCGTTAATGTCCACACGACACAGAACAGGGGGTTTTCCCCAGATGAGATTGCTGAGAGGTGCTTAGATAAGATCATCTCGGTAGCCGATACTGCGGTGCCTGAGGTTCAGGCTCAAGCGCAGGCATTCAAGGATCGCATTAGAGCGGTTCTTGTTTTCTACATGAAAGAGGCCGCAAATAGCGACCGAACTACAGTGTATAACGCCCTCTTGGATGCTGGGCAAAAAGACTTAGCCGAACTTATCAGGAGAATGTGATATGGCTTTTAGCGGAAACTACATGTGTACCTCATTCAAGCAGGAGTTGCTTGTAGGCTCACACAACTTCACTGCCAGCACCGGAGACACTTTCAAGCTGGCCATGTACGACAACAACGCGAGCTTTGATGCGTCTACCACCGACTACACCGCAACCGATGAGGTGAGCGGTACGGGCTACACTGCGGGCGGCGGTACGCTGACCAATGTTACTCCCACCACGTCAGGAACAACGGCGCTGACTGACTTTGCCGACTTGACGTTTAGCTCGTCAACGATCACTGCTCGCGGCGCGTTGATTTACAACACCACCACTGGCGGAGGCACAGGCACGACTGAGTCGATTATCGTTCTGGACTTTGGCTCTGACAAGTCATCCAGTGCGGGCGACTTCACCATTGTGTTCCCAACTGCTGACGCATCTAACGCTATTATTCGGATTGCATAATCATGGCTCTGGTCGTTGCTGATCGCGTAAAAGAAACCACCACCACGACAGGCACGGGAGCGATTACGCTCGCCGGGGCAGAGGTCAATTTCGTCTCCTTTTCCTCAGTCCTGTCGGACGGTGACACCACCTACTACGCCATTGTCGATGACAGCAATCAGGATTTTGAGGTTGGCCTTGGCACCTATGCAACCAGCGGAAACACTCTGACGCGCACCACGGTGCTGGCAAGTTCAAACGGCGGCTCTGCTGTTGACTTGTCAGCAGGTAGCAAGGAAGTGTTTATTAACTACCCTGCTGGAAAGTCCGTGTATCTGGACGGGTCTGGTCAGTTGGTCATTGGCGGGACAGCGGTCACATCAACAGCCGCTGAGCTTAACATCCTTGATGGTGTAACGGCGACCACGGCGGAGATCAATATCCTTGACGGGGTCACTGCCTCTACTGCCGAGATTAACATTCTAGACGGCGTCACAAGCACCACGGCAGAGCTAAACCTTTTGGATGGATCGACGGCCAACACCGTCGTCAACTCTAAAGCGGTAATTTATGGCTCTGGAGGTGAAGTAGCGGCAACCTCATATACGGGAGATGGCTCTGCGTTAACAGGCATTTCTGCTGGTGTTGGGGCGTTGACCGATGGCAGTGCTGTGGTTACCTCGGGGGATACCATACAGCCGTTATACCCTTCTCAGGCGTGGAACTACGACACCATTATCAGCACTAGTAGCGAGGATGAGTGGGTTAGTGTAGATGGCTCTATAACGCCAGCAGTCAATGAAGATACTGCGCGTCATTCAAGAGGCTATGGCGGGGTGATCTGGTCAGATTACTGGAAGCGTTATTTTGCTACGACCTTACCCAACGAATCTGGCACCGGCTCTATAAGCACAGACAATATGCGCCTTGTTCAGAGTTTGGATGGCGTAAATTGGTCTGATGTAGGAAGTATTAGAACTTTAACTGGCCTTACCAACAGCGGAAACACCTCAATAGTCAGTGATTGGTTGGTAGGAAAGAGATACAGGCCAAATATCTGCGTGGACGACAGTAACGGTCGCATATGGTGTGCAGGCGAAGGCAGGACATCTCCTTATCCGCTGGTATTGGGGTATTTTGATCCCGCAACCGGAGCTAAAGGTACTACATCTGGCCCAACACCCAGTAGCGCAAATCAAAACTGTAAAATCATAGATTGGCGGTGGATAAAGGGTCTTAACAAAATAATCATCATCTACAGTAACCGCAATGAATACTTTAGCACTGCAAGCATTAGCGCGGGGGGGTCGTCGG